CCGGCATATCGGCAGACGCACAAATCGCCCGCAAGCTCATGCCACGGGCGATCAGTTCACAGATTTTATCTGCCGTTTCTTGATTATATGTTGTCGGACGCCCGACGGGGCGTTTCTTATCGCTCATATCGAACCTCCAACCCAAAATTTCAGACGGCCTGAAAACGCAAAAAACCGCCCAACAAAGGCGGTTCATATAGCTATTTCCAAACTATAGCATAATTATACCTAAAACCTCCGCTTTGTCAATAATGCGGCATGATTCAAACTCATCCTGTAATTTCAATATAGCCGTTGTCTCTAATGCGGCCACCACCCTCTTTATTTTTTCACGCTGCCGATACAAATAACCATTTGATATATCGTATTTATCCATAATAACGGTTTTTTTAGGAAGCCCCGTAAACAAGTTGGATAATATGTTGTCGCACAACAGCAAATTAACCCCTACATTTTGCTCTTCAATATACGCCGTAATATCCACAATACCACTCAGGTTTTCGCTATATGTGCATTCAATCACAGCCAACTCGTAACGGTTTAACACGCGCTCTATACGGCTGATAATCATTGCAGCATTTGCATGAGTTTCGGCTTGCGTCAATTCTCCACCGCCACTCATCACACCCTTACTTTCACACCACGCACACACCTTGGCCGTATTATTCATCGGCTCCATGCGTACACTATGGATTTTATAAACTTCACGTAATACTTGTTCAACATTCCTATACATTCACAGCCCCGCTCATGTTTTAACCAAACCTTTTTCATGCAACAAAACCAAAGTCCGCATCACACCTTCCGCGAAGGCCGTCTGAATTTCCCCTTCCGCGCAATCCGCCTTCAGCCGCCCGTCGGCCAAATCGTGGCAGCGCGAACAGGCATACGCGCCCATAAAGTCGGGCGGCTTGATGCCCGTGCCGCAATAGCCCGCCAAGCGGTAATGCGCGAACACCGTCGTTTCCGGATCATGATTGCAAATGCCCGGAAACCGTATCTGACAACGCTCGCCGCGTGCCGACTGCGTAATCTTACTCATCCGCCCATCTCCATCATCTCCATAGCCGCCCGTTCAGCGGCCTCCTCCGACTCAAACTTCGACGACAACATCATGTTCCAAGCCACCTGAAAGCAGTCCCGGTAAAACCGGTTAAACTCCTCCTGACCCATACTGTGGAAGCTGATGCTTTTCGCCTCCTTGCGGTAGCCGTTCGGCGTCTCGTAAACATCGAAATACCCCGCCTCAATCGTCAGCCACTTGCGGAAAGCCTCCATACTTTGCAACACCGCACCGATTTTCTCGCCCCGCTTTGCCGCCACCATCCGTACAAACTCGTCGGCAAACTCCAAAAACAGCCCGCCGCTCGAATGCATGGCTTCAAGCCGCCGCGCGAAACCGTTAATCAGCTTCTGCTCCCCGTCCGTCACCAGCCCGCCCGACGGCACCCAGTATTCATACGCCAAAGGCAGCAACCCGCCGAAAAACAGCTTATGGTGCTGATAACTGCGGTTACTCATCTGCTTGATTTCCACCTTCAACTGCCGACCGGCGGCATAATCCCGCAACAATTCCGCATCGTATACCGTCGCCGGTGCAAGCGTTCCCGCCGGCGTTTTCACCACCGCAACATTGACCGCCATTTCAAATCCTTTCCCGTTCTAATTAGACTGCCGTCCGTTCTAATTAGGATTTCAGACGGCCTGATGCGTTCCGTCATGGCGGATATCTGCAGCCGCCTGCTCATGCCGCCTTAGCAGCTCTTTTTCTCGTTCCGACAATTCCCAAACAATAGCGTGGCCTGCCTTCGCTGCCTTCGCTGCCTT